ATAAATAAATATATAATAATAATTAAGGGGCTATTTTATAGCCCTTTTTTTATGCAATTAAATAATTATATTGATTAAATAAACAAATTGATTATTAATAATTACAATAGTTTAAGGAATTAATTATATGAAAAAGATAGGGCAACCAAACAACGCAACGCAAAAAACAGAAAACGCACCAATAAAAAAAAGGCGGGGTCGCCCTGTCGGTAGTAAGTCGAAAGGATCGCCAAAGATTATTGCTCAAAATATACTTAAAAGACAATTAAGCCACGCCTTGAACAGTATGAGTGAAAGAAGGGATAAACCGCTTCATGAATTAATAGATAACTATTTGACGGAGGATATAGGCAACATTCAAAAGTTTAGCTTCTTATTTCCTAAAGATACTAATATTGATTTAAAGACTAATTTTACTGATACGTTATCAGAAGTCGCATTAAGAATTAAAGATTATAAAAAGACCCCCATTAAGGACGCCGACGTAGTAACAATAGATAACAATATTATAGATATAGAAAGCGACTAAATCCCCCCCCTTCTTTTTTGCCGACCCCTCTACCTGTATATATGTATACCCCCCTCTCAAAAAAAAATTCCATATATGGTGCTGCTAAAAAAAATTTTTCTATATATTGACAAGTCCTGAGAAATCACGAACAATGCAATCATATGAAATAATTATGTTGTTTTAGAACAACTATCTCCCCAAAATAAAATCGTTCAAAAAAAATTATTTCATTACTGAAAAGGGAAGGGTGCGTTTTAATTCCATTTTTCGTACCCTTTTTTTAAAACAGACATAATGAGTCAGAATGAGTAAAGAACAATTATCAGATATATTAGCAGAACTAGCATTAGACCCAGTTATGTTTGTTGAAACAATGCTACAGGTAAAACCTGAAAAATGGCAAAGAGAATTTTTACAAAACGTCATGCAGAACCCAAGATGTGCTGTCAAGTCAGGGCATGGCGTAGGTAAGACAGCAGTTTTATCTTGGTTGATATTGTGGTGGGTATTTACACGACACCCTTGTAAGGTTGTCTGCACAGCCAATACTGCCCACCAATTATCAGATGTTCTATGGGCTGAAGCTCAAAAATGGGCAAGACGTTTGCCTGAAAGTTTTTATTCGCAAATGGATATGAAATCCGACAAAATTAATATTGCAGGTTCGACAGACTCGTATGCTGTGGCTCGTGTGTCTCGTAGAGAAAACCCAGAAGCCTTACAAGGTTTCCATTCTGAAAACCTCTTGTTTATTATTGATGAGGCATCAGGGGTAGATGATAAGATATTTGAGGTAGGCGAAGGTTCGCTATCAACACCAGATGCTAAAGTTGTTATGACTGGCAATCCTACTCGTACATCAGGTTATTTTTTTAATGCGTTTCATGCAATGCGTGACCGTTGGACTAAAATGACTGTAAGCTGTGCTGACTCATCACAAGTATCAAAAGAATTTATTGAGGATATGAACATAAAATATGGTTCTGACTCAAACGTATATAGAGTTAGGGTACTTGGCGAGTTTCCAAAAGCAGAAGATGACACTGTTATACCACTTTATATGGTAGAAAGCTCTATAGATAGGGATATTGGCGTTGACCCTTATGAACCTGTTGTTTGGGGTTTAGATGTCGCCAATTTTGGCTCTGACAGAACCGCATTGTGCAAAAGACGTGGTGCTGAGTTAATAGAGCCTGTACGAACATGGCAAGGTAAAGACCTAATGGAAACAGTAGGTATTGTTATGAATGAGTACGAAATATGTAATTATAAGGACAAACCAACGGATATAATGGTAGATAGTATAGGTATTGGTTCTGGAGTAGCGTCAAGGTTATCCGAATTGGAACTACCTGCCAGACCTATACAGGTTTCCGAAAGTCCTGCTCTAAAAACAAAATATATGCGATTACGAGACGAGCTATGGTTTAGAGCAAGAGAATGGTTTGAAGGACGTGATGTACGCATTATGCAAGATGATAAATTAATAGAAGAACTAATAGCTCCTCGTTTTAAATTTACATCAAACGGAAAAATAAAAGTTGAAGCCAAAGATGAGTTTAAAAAAAGATTAGGTGGTCGTAGCTGTGACTTAGCTGATGCCTTTTGCCTAACCTTTGCACAACAAGCCTTTACAGCTTCTGCTCGTGGAGGTCATACACATTGGAATAAACCAATAGATTATAAGGACAGTTCATGGATTACTTAGACGAATTAGAAATAATGTTTGAAGAAGAAAAAGAATACGCTGCTGAAAATCCTGTAACTCATGCTATTTTTGTAGCTATGGTAGAAAATTTACAATCTATTAAAAAAACTGGTATAGATTGGGAAACAATATGTGATATTACATTGGCTTCTGCAGCCTATTGTTTTTTTAAAAGTGGTGGCTCACCAGATGAGTTTGTTGAAAAACTTACAACAGTTAATATTGCACCAGATAATATAGATATAAATTAGGAGGAAAATATGGAAAAAATAAAAGATATTATTGAATATATTCAAGATCATCAATGGGATTACGTTGATGCTGCATTAGGCGGTATTATCGGATTACTTTTATTCATCATTATAGTGAGTTAAAATTATGCAAAGAAGTCAAATATTAGCTATGGAGAGGGAAGCTAAAAAAACTACTCCAAAGAAAACAGAAAAAACTACTGAAAAAAAGAAAACAACTAAAAAAGGTAAGTAATGGACGATTTAGAATTTAATGCTCTATTGCGTAATGAGATAGAAAACGCATTAGGGTATTATGACTCAGAATACAGTACAGATCGTGAAACTCTCATGGATTATTACATGGGAGAAGAATATGGTAACGAGCAAGAAGGTCGTTCTCAAGTTGTTACAACAGAGGTTGCCGACACTATTGAGTTCATCATGCCTAGCCTTATGCGTATGTTTACGCAGACAGATGAATTTGTAAAATTTATGCCACGTCAACCTGAAGATGTAGAAGGTGCTAAACAAGCAACATCATACGCAAATTACGTTCTAAACTGTCAAAATAATGGTTTTGTTGTTTTACATAACTTTTTTAAAGATGCTTTGTTACAAAAACTAGGCGTTGTAAAAGTGTATTATGACGAAACGGAAGATATGAAAGAAGAAGAATATACTGGTCTATCTGATGACGAGCTAACACTATTGTTACAAGACCCTGCTGTAGAGATAGTATCACAAAATACAGAAGAATATGGTGAAGAAGGTGTTGATGAAATGGGTATGCCCATGTCAAATTACTCTGTTTCCCATGATGTTGTAATAAAACGTATGTCTTATGGTGGTATGATTAAAGTTGATAATATTCCGCCTGAAGAATTTTTAGTATCAAAAAGGTCATCATCATTAGAAGATGCTGACTTTGTTGCACATAGAACAACAATGAAAGTAAGTGACCTTATACAAATGGGTTATGATAGAGAACTTGTTGAAAAATATGCAGGATATACAGAACTAGACACAACATCTGAAGTGCAAAATCGTTTTCAAGATGTAGAAACAAATGGTGATACAGACTCAAGTGATATGTCTATGCGTGATGTATTGGTTGTTGAAGCCTATATTAAAGCTGATTATGATGATGATGGTGTTGCTGAATTACGTAGAGTTGTTACATTAGGACAAGGTTTTGAGATTGTAGAAAACGATACATTTGACCATATACCATTTGCTTGTTTATCACCAATACTAATGCCACACAGATTAGTTGGTAGAAGCATTGCAGAACTTATTATGGATTTACAGTTAATTAAATCTACTGTTTTACGTCAGTTATTAGATAATATATATCTTACAAACAATGCTCGTGTAGCTGCAGTAGAGGGTCAAGTAAATATTGATGATTTATTAAACTCAAGAGCTGGTGGTATTGTTCGTATGCGTCAACAAAATGCAGTACAAGTATTGCAACCACCTATGGTTGGTCAAAATGCTTTTAGTTTATTGCAATATTTAGACGAAATAAAAGAACAACGTACTGGTTTATCAAAAGCCTCTATGGGTCTCGATGCAGATGCACTACAAAGCACAACGGCTACTGCGGTTGCTGCACAAATGAGTGCTGCACAAGGTAAAATTGAGATGATTGGTAGAGTGTTTGCTGAGACAGGTGTTAAACAACTGTTTAGACTTGTGCTTACATTATGCTTACATCATGGCAAGAAAGAGCAAATGATACGTCTTAACAATAAGTTTGTACCTATTGACCCTTCTAACTGGAAACATGAGTATGATTTATCTGTTAATGTAGGATTAGGCTCTGGTCAAACTAACGAAAAAATGGCGTTCCTTGCACAAATGGCACAGAAACAAGAGCAAATATTGTTACAATTAGGTGCTGAGAACCCATTAGTAGATTTACAACAATACAGAAATACTCTTGCTGAACTTGCAAGTATGGCAGGATTTAAAGATGCAACAAGGTTCTTTAAAAATCCAGAAGATACGCCTCCGCAACCACAACAACCTCCGCCTCCTAGTGAAGCTGAGATGAAGATGCAGTTTGAACAACAAAAATTCCAAGCTGAATTAGAGTTGCAAAAAGCTAAACAAGATGCAGAACTTGCGTTAAAACGTGAAGAACTGCAAATGAAAATGCAAATACGTCAAGAAGAATTACGTTATGAAGCACAATTAAGAGGATTTGAACAACAAGTTGGTGGTAAGCCATCTACTAATTTACCGAGAGTTGAGTAATGTCAAATTTAGATGACCAAACATTAGAAATACTTGCTGGTTTAAATGCTGCACAACCAACGACACAACAAGTAGATTACTCAGGGTTTATGCAAGATTTTCAACCTGTGTTAAACGATCCTAACTATTTTGTACCGCAACAAGGGTTATTGCAAGATACACCTGTATTAGACACATTGTCAGATTTAGATGTTATGCAACAAAGACCACAAGTTGTTACAAATATGCTTGACGAATACCCAACACTTGAAAGTGACTTTCAGCGAAGTTTTGCAGTCAGCCCTGATACATTTAATATGAATGTTTATCAACCATTGCCTTATGATGCAGCTTTATATCAAGGTTTACTAAATCAAGGCGGCACATCTAGTAGTGGTGTTGATTTAGGTGCTGTAATTGGTGGTGGATTATTGGCTAGTAAATTATTAGGCGGTGATGGTGATGATGGTACTACAGGTGGTACAGATGCTGTTACTACAACAACTATTGATGATGATAATAATACTATAGATGGTGGCTTAAGCAATGATGTAATAACAGTATCAAGTGTCATAGGTGGCACAGGTAATGATACTATTTCAGGTGGTGCAAGTAATGATTTAATAACAGTATCAAGTGTTGATAGCTTAACTGGTGACGATAGTATAGATGCTAGTTCTAGTAATAATTTAACAACAGTTTCAGATATTAGTGGTAGTTCTGATATTGATAGTATTAATAATAATGAAAATACAAATGTTACCGATTTAACATCAGCAACAGATATTTTAACAAATTTATATGATACAGGTCAAATTACTTTAGATGAATTAAATAATAGCACTACTGATTTATTAACTAAATCAAGTGTTATAGGCGTTAATGATGCTTTAACATCAACATTAGATAATTTAGGAATTAATACATCAACTTCATTATTAAATAGTGCAGGAGAAGTTTTATTAACATCAGGTGGCACAGGTTTTGGTTATGTTCCAACTTTTGATGATGTTACAGGTGCATATACAGGTGTAAAAATAGGTTTTACTCCTAATTTAAATAACCTTAATCCAGAATTAACAGCAAGCGATATTGGTTTTGAAGGTAGATTAAAAAATGCTTTTACAGATTTTTTAAATAATCCAATTTCTGATAATATACCAATAACAGGTGACCAAGTTTTAACAGGCGTAGGAACTGCACTTGCGTTAGACCAAGTTATAAAAGATGCAAAACCTAGTAATGTAACAGCAGCTATTGCTGGTGGAGCAAAATTAGCAGGTTACACAAATCCATATACAGCACCTTTAATTGCAGGCTTAACTATTGCTGAACAACTAGCACCACCTTCAAGTGGTAAAACTGGTTCAGGTGCGTTTGATTATAATACATCAACTAATACTGAGTTTGGTATGGCAGGTGATAAATTTAAACAAGGTCATGTTGACACAGCATCAGCAATATCACAAGGGATTGGTACAGCTGTCAATACTATTGCAGAAGGTTATGGTTTAAATGTTGAAGGTGACCATTTAGTAGAGTTTGGAAGGGAAAGACCATTAAGTATTACTTTTGGTGACCAAGAAAGCGAACAAAAATCAGATAATAGATTAAATTATAGCCCTGAAACAGGCGATATTATAAACAGTAATGATGATATTACTAGATTATATTACACAGGACAGGCTGGCAATGATGGTTCTGTATTAGCAGACAATGTTATAAAAGCTACAAATTTATTATCATTAAAAGCAGTAGCTAATGATGAAGATACTATTAACATGAAAGATTTTAAAATACCTGCTCGTTCTGAAAATGATGTAAAAAATCAATATTTATTAATGGGTTTAGATGAAACTTCAGCAAATGCTTTAACATCTGCAGCACAACAAGCAACCCCTGAAACTGCAGGCTTATTGGGTAATATTCTTTATTCTAATACAACAAATGAAGATTTATTCCTAACAGACGCAGAAAAAACATCATTGCTAGAAAAAGGTTACACAGAAGAACAACTTGATGCAATATTATATGGATAATTAAAAAGGAGAAAAAATGGAAAACGAAGGTAAATTAAGACAAAACATAGATAGAGGTGAAAAAGCACAAGCTCTATTACGAAACGAAATTCTTATCGAGACTTTTGATTT